TCTACTTTGGGGTCCTGAGTCTCAGGGGGATTTCGTCAGGTGGTGCCAACTTGGGGGACTCTGGCCTTTTGTGGCGCTCCACGGATCTTTCGCTCTGATTGGATTCATGCTTCGTCAGTTTGAGATTGCTCGCCTTGTAGGTATCCGTCCGTACAATGCAATCGCATTCTCTGGTCCTATCGCTGTATTCGTCAGCGTATTCCTGATGTATCCACTTGGTCAATCCAGTTGGTTCTTTGCTCCATCGTTTGGTGTGGCAGCAATCTTTAGATTCCTCCTGTTCTTGCAGGGATTCCATAACTGGACACTCAACCCCTTCCACATGATGGGAGTGGCAGGTATCCTTGGTGGTGCTCTGCTCTGTGCTATTCATGGTGCTACCGTAGAGAATACCCTGTTCGAAGATGGCGATCAAGCAAATACTTTCAAAGCTTTTGAACCAACACAAGAGGAGGAAACTTACTCGATGGTTACTGCTAACCGTTTCTGGTCACAGATTTTCGGTATTGCTTTTAGTAACAAGCGTTGGTTGCATTTCTTTATGCTCTTTGTTCCCGTCATGGGTCTATGGACCTCTAGTATCGGTATTATTGGACTCGCTCTTAATCTTCGTGCTTACGACTTTGTATCTCAGGAGATTCGTGCAGCGGAAGATCCAGAGTTTGAAACTTTCTACACGAAAAACATTCTTTTGAATGAAGGTCTTCGTGCTTGGTTGGCACCAGTCGATCAACCACATGAAAACTTTGTTTTTCCTGAAGAAGTCTTGCCAAGGGGCAACGCTCTATGATATACTGGGGGTCGAAAGACCCTCTTTTTTTATGGAAATTACTGCTTACACAACACAAGGATGTTTCTATTGCGACAAACTAAAGGAGTTATTTGCTCGTGCTGGTGTGGAATATACCACTCTTATGGCAGGAGAAGATTTTACTAGGGAAGAATTTATAGAAAGATTTCCACACGCAACTGGGTATCCTCATGTTATTATTGATGGACAACCAGTAGGAGGTTTAGTAGAAACAGCAAAACTATTCCTAGAAAAAGGATTGGTATCTTCGAAGAAAAATGTCTGATTACAAAATAAATAGAGGTGTCGAACTCATGATGAGGGGGGCGAAACCGAAGGAAGATAAAGAAGAGTACAGAAAACCAGAGCATGGTGTGCTCATCACTAAGGTGTTTACCCTCCTAAAAAGAAAAGTCTACTTCAACTTAGAGATTAGGTGGGAAAAGGAAAAAGACTAGTTCGGAGTTGAACAAATGGCACAAGCAACGATCGTTTACTTTTCAGCAACAGTTTCATTTATCTTTCTGTGTGTTGGGGTGATTGCTGGATGGACAGCAAACGAAAAGCTACACGAGTTCATGTATGGAAAAGCGGAGGCAGAGAATGTACATCCAGAAATGCTTGATGATGAAGGTTATCTAATCAACGAAGAACTACTATCAGTACGCTTCATCGATGAAGACGACGAAGATTACGAAGACTAAATACACATACGATATCAATTAGGTCATGCAATTATTACTACATGAAGTGCTTCAAAAAGTGAGCAACGCTAAGACAAAAGCAGAAAAGGTCAAACTTTTACAAGAACATAACACTCCAGCACTCAGACAAATTCTGATTGCTAACTTTGATGAGAGTGTTGTTTCTATGCTTCCAGAGGGAGATGTTCCATATACTCCTAATGCTGCTCCAGAAGATACAGAGCATACGAAACTTCTTCATGAGTATCGTAAGCTCTATCTCTTCTTCAAAGGCGGTGCCAACATCTCACAGAACCGTCGTGAAACTCTCTTTATTCAACTGTTAGAGGGTCTCCATAAGGGCGAAGCAGAAGTTCTATGTCTGATGAAGGACAAGAAGATTGGCAAGCGTTGGAAGATCACCAAGCAATGTGTTGAAGAGGCATATCCTCAGATCAAGTGGGGAGGTCGCAGTTGAGCGTAAAAATTCTTCATCAAAACTGTGATCCTTCTCTTGCAGATGATAAGTCTTTACCTTATACTGCATATCTCGTAGAGTATGATGATGAGAATGATACATGTTATGACATCGTTATCTGCAATAAGAAAACTGATATCTTTGATTATTATTGGGACAGGTACAGAGAAGGTCTTATCGGTTTCAAACAAACAGAAGGACGTGTTAACCCTAAATTATGGGGCAGTCAACAATCATCTAAGAAAAAGAAATGAACTCAGATCCCAGAGGCAATTGGTGCATATTTTATACCAAAGCTAAAGAAAATGTATGGCATACGATGAAATTGCAACGTAGCGATGGTGTTCTTGTGTCTGCAAAAACATATGATGAAGTCTTTAAGTTTGTGAAGTATCATGATGCCTGGGAGTTTGCCAAAAATCTTATCACAGCAGAACCAGAACCAAAATATGATGCTATGGTAAAAAGAGTTTGTAGAACTGGAGAAACTTCTTTCTATCTTTCTGGAAATTAAAATATTGTAAATGGTATCTAATTTTACAATTTTTATAGTATAATTACTAATACGTTCATTCGCTATTCGCGAATAGCGAACGGAAGTAGGCCGACTCGGAACGGATCGTTCATCTATGGAAGCACTCTTATTGACATGCCTACAAGCACAATTTATTATGGGAAGGGTAACAACAAACCCAGACCTATCTCTTCAACAGAAGAATGATATTGTCTGGGAGATCAAACAGATCACAAGGAAAGAGTGTAAGATAGACGCAAAAGCCGACTGAAGGAACGCCCAATACCTAACCGTAAAGGAGCAAACCTAATGTCACAAGCAACCTATAGAGGGTGCAAGTATAATACTGACACCCCAAAAGAAGAATATCGTAAGTGGTATTCACAAACTCATGCACCAGCACATGCCACCAATACTTATCGTGGTGTTGCTTACCGCCCTTGCAAAAATCAGGAGGTAGCACAATGAACTGGTTGAATGTTATCCGTAAACAAATGATTAAACAAAGAAAACTTCAGGAAGCGCAGTATTATATTGCAACTCTTGGGTAATAAATGTGGGGAGGTTCACACCTCCCTTTTTTTGTGTTATAATTAGTAGTGTACGCCATGCTACCATGGATAAGGAAAGATTAAAACTTATAGTTCGAAACTTGAAACTCCTGGTGGAATCGTTAGAATCAGAAATATATTCTGATGTGGATGCTTACAAGGCAGGTCCTAGATCAGATAAAGTTTATTCTCACGAGGACAACGACGACGATGGTTACCCCGATTAACGCTGACTGGAGATACAAAGATGATAATTTCCAGAAAAGACACTTTATCATGAGTGGATTTGTTAGAATGGGAATGCCTCTCACCAGGGAGGTGTATGAGTTTTGTGATTATATTATTAGTCAAGGATATCAATTTGATTTGGGTTCCTTGGTTGTGGTAGATCAGCAAATTAGAGAAGAGTTTAGAAAGTATCAGGAGGCTTTTAAATGAGACTAAAAGACACCATCAAAGCAGCAAAGAAAGCAATAAAGCTTGCGGAAAAGAACCCGATGCTGTATACTGGTGAAGAGATCCTGTACATGAAACGTGCTCTACGCATGGCAAAAGAGGATCTCAAACGCAAACGTGAAATGATGAGTAAAGGATTCAAGAATGACGCAACAACATGGATCAGTCCAACTAGTGCAAGTGACTCCAGAAGCGGAGAAGACGATGGGGTATGTAGCGAGGGTGAGCAACCCTCAGAACCAGGATAACCCTAACGTTGCTGGTCTGCTGAAGTATTGTATCAAGCACCAGCACTGGTCTGTGTTTGAGCAGGCACATATGACCCTTGAGATTGAAACGAACCGTGGCATCGCAGCACAAATTCTGCGCCACCGTTCATTTACATTTCAAGAATTTTCACAACGCTATGCCGATGTGAATTGGTTAGAGTCTGGTATTCCTGTGCCAGATCTTCGCAGTCAAGACATCAAAAACCGACAGAATTCTATCGATGATATCTCTGAAACCACAAAAAAGGAACTCCAGTCTTACATTACTAATCACTTTCGTTCATCGATGGAGCTCTATAATGAACTCCTGCGTCAAGGTATTGCAAAGGAATGTGCAAGGTTTGTACTCCCTTTGGCAACCCCCACGAAAATCTACATGACAGGCTCTGTTCGTTCATGGATTCACTATATAAATCTACGTTCCGCTCATGGAACGCAAAAAGAACACATGGATATTGCTAACGCTTGTAAGCAAGTCTTTGTGGAACAATTTCCTATTTGTGCTGAAGCGTTGGAGTGGAGTTGATGGCAACATACCCTGTAATCAATACGAAAACTGGCGAACAGAAAGAGGTCGTGATTAGCGTCCATGACTGGGAGCAATGGAAAACTGACAATCCAGATTGGACTAGAGATTGGAGTGATCCATCTACCTGTCCTTCATCTGGAGAAGTGGGTGATATGTATTCTCGAATGGCAAAAACCCATCCTGGGTTCTATGACATCATGAAGAATAAGATCGCCCCCAAGGCACCAACAAACGATAGTATTACCCAAAAGTATAACTGATATGCCAGTAAGAAAGAAGACACAACATAAAGCACCTGGACAAGGCATGAGTGCTAAGCAACGTAAGCGTCGCAAGCCTATTGACGAAGCTTACATGATCCCCATCGAACCTCTCACTCACAATCAACAGGTGTTCTTTGATGAGTGGGATAAAGGACAATCCATGTTCGAGATGCCTGATGACAACAGCTTCGAAATGCTGTATGATAACCTGAAGGCACAGGAAACGATCTCCTTCTGGAGTACCTCGTTCATTCGTGGCACCACCCTTGATAACTCTATTGTTATTGTGGATGAATGTCAGAACCTGAACTTCCACGAACTTGATTCGATCATCACTCGTGTGGGTCAGGATACTAAGATCATCTTCTGTGGTGATGCATCGCAGACTGACCTTGTGAAAGTGAATGAGCGTTCTGGTATCCTAGACTTCCAACGTATCCTGCAGAACATGGAAGAGTTTTCTCTTATCGAATACGGTATCGATGATATCGTTCGTTCTGGTCTTGTCAAATCCTATATTATCAACAAAATCAATCTTGGTCTATGAAGTTATTTAATCATGTGGGACTAGATCCTATTGAAATGTCTGCTGAGATGGTGGATGGTAAGCGTGTTTATCTAACACCTGAGGGCAGTAAGTTTCCATCTGTCACCACCGTGATTAGTAACAACAAAGAAAAGAGAGCAGGTATTGCTCGATGGCGTGAGCGTGTGGGTGAGGAGAAAGCTAATAACATTTCTTCTCGCTCCACCAATCGCGGAACCAAGTATCATTCTATCGTAGAAGATTATCTCAACAACGAACTTGATCTAAAAAAATACACCAAGTTCCCTCTTCCTGTCCTAATGTTCCAGCATTCTAGGGATGTTTTGGACCGTATAAATAACATATACTTACAGGAAGCGGCGCTCTACTCTAATCATTTGGAGATGGCAGGGCGTGTTGATTGTATCGCTGAGTTCGATGGCATATTGTCTATCATCGATTTCAAGACAGCAGCAGAACCAAAGCGTGAAAAATATCTTTACGATTACTTCGTTCAAGAAACCGCATATGCATGTATGCTTCAAGAACTCTACGGGTTGTCCGTGAAACAACTCGTTACGATCGTTGCTTGTGAAAACGGAGAAACTCAAGTCAAGGTGCTTCCACCTAAGAAAGAATTCTTTGTCAAACTAATGAGTTACATCGACGAATACCAGGAACGATATGGAGAAAAAACAATTATTAGAGGATAGATTTATGACCGCTGCGAGATTCTCGCAGGAAGTGGAGAAGATTGCGCTACACAATCCAGACATGAATTATATTGATTCGGTTATCCACTACTGTGAGACAAACGAAATTGAAATAGATAGTGTAGCAAAGTTGATTAGCAAACCTCTAAAGGAAAAACTCCGTCATGAGGCACAGCAACTTAACTTTATGAAGAAAACCAGTCGTGCCAAGTTGATGCTAGTATGAGCTTCTTTCAATCAGAATTAGTCCGTGGGGACATCCAAGAGATGGTAGAATTGCAGCAGTTTTGCTTCCGTTCTGCCATGAATTTTGTTCTTTTAGATCATGATAGAAAACTAGAATACTTCAATAAACTGGAAGAACTTATCGAAAAGCAGAAAACTTTTTACTTCCGTATTAAATTGAGTGATGATCCTGAAGCAGTTTCTGTTAGAGAAACCATGCAGCAAGGTGTTATCATGTTGGGTGCCACACCAGGCACCCCTATCGAAACCATGTTCGATGAACTGTTGGAGAAAGTCCAGATGATGAGGGACAAACTTCAAAGTGGCACAGGGGGTTGACGCCCGACCCTGTGCCCTGTTATTATGTCTAAGTGGTCGGGGCATCACAGACCAAATCCAAACCTAATCCGAGAAAATCCTATGTCTTTTGCAGATCTGAAGCGTAAATCCCAGAACAACTTCTCTTTCCTCCAAAAGGAACTTGAGAAGTCCTCCAGCGGCAAGAATGTCGATGAGCGTTTCTGGAAGCCCGAGGTTGACGCTTCTGGTAACGGGTACGCTGTTATCCGTTTCCTGCCCGCTCCTGAAGGGGAGACGGTGCCCTGGGCGAAAGTGTACTCCCATGCCTTCCAAGGTCCTGGTGGTTGGTACATCGAAAACTCTCTCACCACTCTGAACGAGAAGGATCCCGTTGGTGAGATCAACCGCAAACTGTGGAACAGCGGTAGTGATGAAGACAAAGAGACTGCTCGTAAGCAGAAGCGTAAGCTCCAATATTACAGCAACATCTATGTCGTGAAAGATCCTAAGAACCCTGAGAACGAGGGTCGTGTGTTCCTCTACAAGTATGGCAAGAAGATCCATGACAAGATCCTTGCTGCTATGCAACCTGAGTTTCAGGATGAGGATCCCGTGAATGTGTTTGATCTTTGGGAAGGTGCTAACTTCAAACTGAAGATCAAGAAGGTTGCTGGTTACTGGAACTACGATAGTTCTGAGTTCGATAGCGTGTCTGCTCTGAGTGCAGACGATGATGAACTGGAGAAAGTGTGGAAGCAAGAGTA